GCCACCTGCATTAAATAAAATAGGCTCTTGATTAGCAAAAATGTTAGCTAATTCTGCTTCCCTTTGTTCTTGCTCGCGTTGAGCCATTTGTGCTGCAAAGAGTTCTTGCGAATCTAATACGGACTCTTGACCTGCACCAATCGTTAATGGAATCAAAGCTGCTGGGGCAGAGACTGCCTCTACTAAATTACCTATGCTATCTCCAAGCTTTTGATCCTTAAATCCTGCTTTTAAATTTTGATAAGGAGTAAAAACTTCTTCTCCTTGTCCTTTCAAAGCTTGTTCAACTGTTTGTGTACCGATCGTTGGTTTCTGCAATAATTGAATTGTTTCTGGAGCCAATTGTGGCGTAAAAATTGTATTTGTTGCTGCAGATGTCAATGCATCTAAGCCCCCTTGTGTAGCTCCACTCTCAATAAGTTTTGAAGATGCATCAACTACTGCTTTTTTTACACCTTCTGTTAATGCACTTTTTCCTGCTTCTGCTGCTGTTGTTGTTGCTGCTGCTTGTCCTGCTGCTGAGGCTCCTGCTTCTGCTGCTGTTTGTGCTGCAAGGGCTTTAAATCCATCTAACGCTTTGTTTATACCAAAGCCTGTAATACCAGCTAATAAGCCTTTTTTAGCATCTCCAGTGGCTGCGTATTGGGCTAAACCTGAACCTATTGCTGAACCTAAGCCACCTTTTAATGCAGCAGTTAATGCTGTCTTACCTAAGAATTTTGTAGCTAAACCTCCAAGTACCTTTGGACCTAGAAAAGAACCTATCAATGGTGCTAGAAAGGGTAAAAATGCTTCTGGTTGTCCGGTTTGTGGATTAATTGTTAGTGGTGCTACTTGTGCTAATCCTCTAACTTCAGCAGGATTTACATGCATAAGCATACTATCGCCATAGCGACCTTGTGCTGCTACATTTTGCACTTGTTGTTGTAGATTCATTCTATCTGTCCTCTTTTGTTTCGCAGCCGAATACGTTAAAACTCATGTTGCTTGCGCTAGTGTAAACCTTCAATACATCTGCTTGGTTAAGTGTTATCCCAATAACTATAGAGAAGGAATCATTAGCAGCAACTGATTTGTCATAAAAAATAAATTGTTTATCGTCAGCACCAGCACCTGCTACATGAACACTTAATCTAAATGTTATGGCAGAACCTGTTCTATTTGCAGCAACTATTGAACTAATAGTTGTCTGGGTCATATCTGGTACTGTATATAATGTTGTTGTGGTTGTTGCAGATGGGTCTAGTTGACCTAAAACTTTTAAAGAATCAGACATGCTTTGTTCCCATTAATAAAAATTGATGTCGTCTAGTTGCTTTTGATGTCATAGACTCTTGCAGTCTCTGAACTCTAATAAGTTTCACATTCAAATCTTCTATTGTTTGCTCTACGATTCTTCTCGTAGTCGCTTCATCATTCGCGTCATATTCTAAATTAGGTATGGGTAAAGCCAGTGTTTTTATATCAGCCATTATCTCTTACCATCACCTCTAATTTCTAATCTTAAATCTCCAGTACGCCATCCATATCGGCTACCAGTATTAGATATGCGTATTGCAGCATGTCTACTTCTACTTCTGGCATTAACAAATGTGGATTCTGGTGTCACGTTGATAGTTTGTAAAGTAGATAAACTTTCTAAAGGATAGTTTCTACCTTTTATAGTATATGTAACCGAATCACTTGTAGAATATTGATCTCTAAATTCTACATCTGGTATTAATTTAGAAATGAATATCAACCTTTCACCATCAGGGCTTAAATCAAAATCACTAGATTCGATAAATGCTGTAAAGTCGCTACCATCATTAGAGTGCCCTAATTCATGGTTAAATAAAAAGTTAGAATCAGAGCCAGATGTTTTACCTGCTGCTACAGGAAAATCTAAAGTAGGTGCTTCTATCCAAGCTGTTCTAGTAAATCCATCATCGGTCGTGCCAATGGCCCAAGTATTTTCTAAATAATTATAAATAACATATCTGTTGACTTCTAAACTGTCTGAACTTGGATAGAACCAAATAACTTCATTCTTGTTTTCTACTGAAGCTGCGAAACATTTATATGCTTGTCCTAAATTAATATCACTGTAAATATAATCTAATACAGTACAAGGCAGTCTTTGTGCAGTTCCTGAATAAACATAAAATCCACCTCTATCCATAAAGTAAACTCTATTATTTGCATTTACTGCTGCATTTGGAGCTATTAAAGATGGGCCTGTGGCAACCTCTATAAAAGAAAATATAAATGGCTCACCAACAAATCGCATTGAAGTAATACCTACATCTGTCCAAATAAGTATTTCTTGCCTTGTTTGTAGAGTGCCTACTATTAAAGACCCTTGAGATAGTTGAATACCACCTGCTTGATTTGTTGCAGTTGGTGTCCAATCTGATGCACTTTCTGTATCTGACCATCTAACAAACAGTGGATTTAATGTGGATGATCCTATTGGATTTGATCCAAAGCAAATAACATGCTTGTCAACATCAGATACCATAACTTGTAAAGCTTCAACAGGAGTATCACTTGCTCCTCCCAAAGAAGATAGCGCCACAGCTCTTGATGTTACACCTGAACTTTCATCCCAATAGAAAATACCTCCACCTCTTATATTTCCTATTAGATCATCTCCAAAATTATCTTGTGACCATAATCTTAATTGACCAACTGCAGATATGGCTGTAGTAGAACCCCATGTGCCCGCACTCCATGTTCCAGCGCCCCATCCAGTTCCTTTTACAAATACGTCTAGTCCAACATTTATTTCATATGATCCATCTACCCCAGAACCGCCATTTCCTGTGTCGCTTGAATTAGCAGTCACAGTTGAACCAGATGTATCTTTAGCTGTAATTTCATAAGTATTAGAACTTAAAACTCTATCTACTTGGTATTCTTGATTCAAAACATCAGCAGTAATATTACCACCTAATGTAACAGCACTTGAAAATGTAACGCTATCATTTGCCGTAGCGCCATGACTTGAATCCGTTACTACAACTACTGAAGAGCCATCGGTTGCTGCAAATGTAATACTGTTTGTAGACGTTTTTCTTATAGGTGTAATGTTATAAAAGGTACTACCTTCTTTTACAAAATATTTTAAATGAGTTCCTACACCTACATAGGATGTTGAATCTGTATCTCTATAAGAATATAAGCTTCTCGCTGTGCCTTTAAATGAATTAAGAGAGTTTTTCTGCCAACCAGCAATTCTTTCGGGTTTGCCTTTTCTGAATCTAACTTTGTCTGAGTTAAACCAGCCACCCTCGTTACTATAGTTAGTACCCTCTCTATTTATTCCCGGTCTGAAAGTATATTTAGCTAATGGCATACTTATACCTCATGCCACTCTTTACCTTGGAATAAAAGACTTTCAGCTTCACGTCTACGAATCAAACCATCCAAAGTTTTTCCACCAGCCTTGTTCCATCTTTTAATTTCGCTGGGTACTTTTGAGTAATTTTTAGCGTTAAGTTCCTTGAGCATTGTACTCGATCTTAGGTTTGATGGACCTAAATTATATACCCATGCACAAAGAGAATCGAATTGATTTTGTGTCAAATCAACCTCAACATATTTATTAATATAATCTTCAAACTCAACTATATCCTCGTCAAACCTTTCATCAGCGTATTCTTGTGTCCATTCATCGCCTTCTTTCACACCGCGAGTTGCGCCCCATCCGTTTGTCCAAACATTTGCAGAACATAGATAAGCTTCTAACTTACAGCCTTCAAATTTTTTGATTAAAGATTTGCCTTCTTCTGAAATTTTCATATTAACCCCATGTTCCATCTTTTCTGACTGTGGCAACTTTTTTACCGCCATGATACTCAACAGCATGACCTTCTTTAATAAGCTTTTGACAAATATCTTCGCCAGATTCAGTATACGGTATGCCAAGAATTCTTCCATACTTACCTTTACCTAAAGATTTTAGTTTGAATTTACCAACACACAACTCTTTTAATCGTTCTTTTGCAGCTAATCCTAGTTTTTTTTCGTCAAGATTTCTTGTTCTACTTTCTGGAGTATCTATTCCGCTCAAACGTACTCTTTGTTTGTGTAATTTTACATCAAAGCCAAGGTCTAAGACTACATCTATAGTATCTCCATCTACCACTCTATCTAACTCTGCTTGGTAAACAAAAGCATCAGGTGATTTACTCATTTGGATTATCCTGTAATTCTGTCTTTGTATCTTGTTCTCTATAATACTCGATGATAGCCAAGACATTAGTAATGTATCTTTTAATCTCTGCCATGTTCATACTCAGGCTTTCATAGCCTTGTGTTGACAGCGCGTAATACGGCTCTGCTGGAGCTTTACCTTCTTTAATAAGCTGTAAATACTCTTCCATCACATCTGGAGTAAGAACGCGCCATTTAATATCTTGCAAGCTTACTTCTAGAGGCATGGGAGGATGATACATAGGAGCTGGCAAAGTAATTGTTTTGACCTCTACTGGTACAGTTCGAGGCTCTAGCAATGAACATGCAGAAATCATCAAAGAAAAACCGATTATTAAACTAATTGTTAACAGTTTTTTCATTTTTTTCCTCTAACATCTTTGGATCAGTCAACTCCAAAAAATCTGTTTTTACTTTAGCTGTACCTTTATTGATAATGTTTTCGATCAATCCGGGTTTAGCCATCGCTAAATTAGTCATACTGTGTTTTTGAAAAGTGTTTCTTAAATTGTTAACTTCTCGCATTGCTGTTTGATTTTGGTCATTCAGCTTATTTATCTGCTCAGTTGTTTCTTTTTGCTTTGCTAGGTAATTATCTATGCTAGCATTTTGCTCGTCTATCTTTTGTTCAAGAACAACAGCATTTGCTTTTAAAGTAGCTATCTCTTTATCTTGTATTTTTATGTAAAACCATGAAGCAGTAGATACTGCTATCAACAATCCTGTGCTTATAAATGCTAGTTTGAATCCCATGTGTATACCTTCAATGCCTTTGCTTTGCCTTTTACTTTGATAGGCGTTAATTTTTTAAGATTATAGCCACAAAGTTTTTTAGTATTTTCGCCTATAAGTAAGTCTACTTTTTTCTCTTTTGTAGCACTTTCTAAACGAGCAGCAGTATTAACTGCGTCACCTATAGCTGTGTAATCAAATCTTATATCTGATCCCATATTGCCAATAATTGCATCACCTGTGTTGATACCTATACCAATGGCTACAGGAGGCAATCCTTCTTCTTTTAACTCTTTTGTTAAATCACCCATGTTATTAATAATATCTAGAGCACAATCAACTGCTATTTTCGGATGATTCTTCATATCTAATGGTGCGTTAAATATCGCCATCATTGCATCACCAATATATTTATCTACCATTCCACCATGTTTTTGCACCGCAGATTGCTGCGCTGTCAGTGCTTTATTCATTATGTAAGTAACTTTTTCTGGCTCCAATGATTCTGACATTGAAGTGAAACCACGAACATCTGTGAATAAATAAGTAGCTAATCTTCTTTCACCACCAAGATTCAAAAGGTCTGGATTTTTCTGTAACCTTTTTACTTGCCTTGGGTCTAGGTAATGCTCAAATTGTTTTTTGATTTCTTGTCTTAGCTTATATTGCTGTCTAAATCTCAAATAGTAAGCAGTTGAGGCTGTTATAAACTGAGATGCTAGTGCCCATGTAACATCTATAAGTAAACCTTTTTGAATAAGATAATATCCAAGTAAGGCTGTTGAAGTAAAAAATATACAGGTAAGTGTTAATCCTAGCGTTATTCCTAAATAAGTTATTGATAATGCTGCTAGTAACACTCCTAGACTATATATTAGTACCTCAACAGCCAATGACCAATCTGGTATATATGGACTGTCTTGAATCAAGATACTTTCAGCTAATGCTGCTTGTATTTTATGCGGTTCTAGTAAACCAACAGGTGTAGTGAGCTGTGGTAATATACCTGCTGCATCAGTGCCTATAAAAACAAACTTTTCATTTACATTCATTTCTTCAAGAGTTGTTTGGTCTGTATTTACCCAACTTATCCATTTTCTACCAAATGAATCGGTTGGCACAGGGGGTAATCCTTGAACAACAATTTCTTGAATACCATTTTCGTTTGTTTTAATTATGTAAGTATCTGACCCTACCAAAGCTTTTAAGACTTCAGTTCCAAATGCAGAAACCCATCCATCAGGTGTTTTCATAAGTAACGGTATTCGTCTTACAAGTTGGTCTACATCAACAGGTGCAGATGCAATGCCCTGTGCTGCTGATCTTCTCAACACCTCAATGTTTTGAACAACACCTGAAACAGGATAGCCACCAACAGGATCACCCATAATGACTGTGCCTACAGTGCTAGGGTAGCCACTACCTTCGTTTTCATACATTGCTAAAATACTGTTGC